GTTCGCATTGTTCCCCGCGTCAGAATAGTCGTGCGCGATCAGCACGTCGTTCGCCGGGTCAACGCACGCGGCAAGAACGTAATCCTGCGTCGTCCCTAGGTTGTGCGTAAACGTGAACGTCTCGGTGGGCGAGCCGCCGGCAAGACTCTGCACGTGAGAAAAGCGATTGACGCCGAGGTTCGCTCGAGCCGTGGCCGGGCTGGCAACGTCCGAGAGATTCGAAGCTTTCTGCGCTGCTCCGGTGATGCGTGTGTCGTTGCCCTCAGCGACCGAGGATCCGGTTGTGCCAAAATTGATCCCGAGCGAACAGTTTCCGATCGAGTTTGCGTTGCCAAACGATGTCCAGGCCGACGCGACTCCGCTCCGGTTGACCGAGCGGACTCGGACAAAGCCCGGCTGCAGAGTTGTATCGTAAAACACGTAACTCGCCTCGAAGATTTCCGCGTTGCCCCAAGTGTAATCGACCGCGGCGTCACTGTTCGTGAACGTCGCCTTGACCTCGTAGTAAGCGAAATCGAGCTCCGTGTTTTCCTGCCAACGTGCAAGCGACCCAAAAGCGAACACCGCTCCAATTTTCCTCGGCTCGACATCAGGAGAGAGCGCCGGGGAAAGCGGAATCGGAGCCGCCGGCGCCGTCGTGTTGCTCGGTGCGGTCTGGCTGAGCAGACTCGACACCGCCGAGAGCGATCCCGAGAACGAAATCCCGCGCGCTGCAAATTCGTAGGCTTGGCCGACAGATAGATCGTCGATGCTGACCGCGTAGGAAACGGATGAGTTAATTTGATTTCCGATAATGAAATCGCTCGCGCCGCTGCGCCGGTAGAGCACGTCAAGAGCGACCGCGCCAGATGGCAACGGTGGAGCCGTAAGCGAGACGCGCGCCAGGCTCGTCCCGTCCGTTGCAAGATAGACCGTCGTGCTGATTAAGGTCGGAGCGTTCGGCGTAGCCGGCGCCGTTGGATCGATCGGGCCGGCCGTGATGACTGACGGCGTGGCCTGCACGTAGCTCGTGAAGCCGCTGACGTTCTCGACGGAGTCGTATGCGGTCAGCCAATAGTAATAGGTCGTGCCGATGTTGACGTCCGTATCGACGAATCGCGATGCGCGCACTTCGGCGACCTTGTCCGTGTTTGCGTTGGCCGGCGTGACTGCCGAGGTTTTTCGGTAGATGCCGTATTCCGAAAAGTCGGGCTCAGTGTTGTCGTTCCAGTCCAGCGAGACCGCCTTGCCGGTTCCGATGGCTGCGCTGAGCCCGGTCGGAATAGCCGGCGGCGTTGTGTCTTGCGCGACCGTAATCGAGCCGGCGAGGTAGGTCGTAGAAATTCCAAAGTAGCTCTCGCCGTAGATCCGCACGTTGTAGTTCGTGCCGATCTTCACGTCCGACGAAATAAAATCCTCGGTCTGAGCGCCCTCGACCGTGTTCCAAGTTAGATAGGTCGTGCTGGTGCTAGGCTTGTATTCGATGACGACCGAGCCGCCCGACTGAATGAATTCCACTGCCGGTGGAGTCCAGCCGACGCGGATCCGCGGCAAGATCGTACCGTCGGCCTGCACAAGTTGGGTCGTGCCGTCAGCTGTAAGCGAAAGGTTCGTCGGCGCCGCCAGGGTGAACGGATCCGGCAGCGTGGTGTTCGGCGAGTCCTCGACGAAGATTTCCTCGTTCACGTCCCAGCTGTAAATCTCTGAGTCCGTCTCCCGAAGCGTCATGTCGATAGTCGCCTGGGGCGGATTTCCATCGCTCGCAAAGTTCCACTCCATCACCTCGAAGACCTTGGAAGACCAGCCGAGTTTTTCGTTGGTGATCATGACCGTGTCCCCGGCGCGGACCTGCATCGCCTCGAGTCGGAAGCGCGCGGAAAACGTGATTTCCTCCCGGGCGCGGCGTAACTCGAGCACCGCGAGGCGTTGCGCGCAACTAGGCGAGGTCGTAAACGGCAGCACCACGTCGCGGAAAAAGACGTTGCCGTTGTCCTGGCTGACGTAAGTCGTCGAGCTGATAGTCGGGAAGTCCGTGACCTGCCAGTTGTTCGTCTCGCTGACGTAAACGCCTTTGACCGAGTTGACCCGGTCCCGGGCGCTTGTCTTGGTCTGCACGTTAATCGGTCCCACGAAATGCTTCTCGGTCAGCGTGACCGTTGGGATCCGGTAGGCCGACGCATACGGTACGATCCTACCGCCCGTGTAGGCGATCAGGCCGCCCATTGCCGACAAGAGCTTGCCGATGTTCTCGTCGGGCGATGCGCTCGTCACGATCACGCCGTTGGCCTCGTAGCGGTTTTCATTGACCACCGGCGAGAGCGGCAGGATCTGCACTTGTTCCTCGCAGATCGTCGCAGCAACGCCGAAGGCTGTATCGTCCACCTCGGCCGAGGTCATGCCCATGCCTAGGGTCGTGTCGGTCAGGTAATCGCGCAGGCAGAGCGCAGCGTTGGCCGAATAGGCGGTTGTGCTCGTGCGAGGATCGAGCACCTTTTTGCCTCGAATCACGGCGCTGATGTTCGGGATCCCGGACGGAAATTTCTCGGCGTCCCAAGTCAGGCGCACGTAGAGGTAGGCGATGCCAGACAGCTTGTGCGCGGTGGTCCATTTGCCTTCGGTGAGGCTCACGGTATCGGCGATCAAATCCGCATCTGCGGTATCACCCGGCACGCCGAGCTTCTTGTTAACTCGCGCGACGCCATTGTAGAATCCAGTCGGCGTGTTGCCGGTCAACGGCACGAGCTCGTCGTTAAAATAAACCTCGTCGATTGCTTGGATCTCGTGGCCGGCAAGCGCCAGTACGATGTGCAAATACTCGTTTGTGGTGCCAGTCGTGCTGAGATAAACGATGGTCCCGCTGACTCGGCATTTGCCGTAAACAATCGTGCGCGCTGAGATTGGATTGCGAACCGCCTGCGAGCGGTTTGAAAGCGAAGAATCGGCAAAGCTTGGCATCTTCGGCGAAAGCAGCTTCGACGCCGCCATTGATGCCGATGCGTAGGCTGCAAATTTCAAAACCGCCGCAACCGCTTTGACAGCGGTGAGGTAAATCCCTGAGGTCGCAACTGCGCCGGTTGGCACGCCTGCAAAAAATGCAACTGCCTTGATTGCGGCTGAGGTAAAAATGGCTTGTGGCATGTTAAATTTTCCAAGCTGTCTGGACGTTTGTAATCGGACCAAAGAGCAGACCAGTCTTAGCTGTGAAAACAGTCGTCTCGCCGAGACAAATTCCGAGCGTCATCCCGCGCCCGGTTTCTTGGGCAACGATGTCGCCGCGGCCGGCCAGCTTCGATGCGATGCGTTGCAGACCGAGCGCATCGACCAGAGCCTCCACGCCGCCGGCCTCGTCCAGAGCGCGAGCCGCACCAAGCGCCGACGTGTAGCGACCGCGCCAGGCCTTCGCGTGATCCTCGCCCGTGCAGATCTCGACCCAATCGGCAGCGAATATGCAGCAATCGTTCGAGCCCCAGGCGAAGGGTTGATCGCGCCGGGCTTCGATAAATTGCGCCAGGAGGTTTGGCCAGTTGTCGCGTCGTGCTGGCATCACATGTAAGAGGTGACCTCGGTCTCTCCGCCGCCTTCGTTGATCGGTGCAGCGAGCTTTGCATCGCCCCAGTAAATTTGTTTTTCCTGGATCGCGTTGACGAATTCCAAGCCAAGATCAGGAGGGCTGACCGGGTAAAGGTTTTGCTGTTCCTCGTGGGTGTATCGCACTTCGCGTGGCCGGCGGAAGTCCACCAGCTTATTCTCGGCGGTCATGATGATCGTCGATTCCTGACCATCGTCATTGATGGACATTATATCCATGCGGCCAGCGAAGATCGTAACCGGCGATGAGACCAGCGCGCCGGTTGCATCGAGCGCCCCAAATAGCACCGAGCACTCCTTGCCCTGGTAGTTCTCGGTGAGCGCTAGCGACACGTAAGCCGCCGGCACACCCGAGAGCTGGAAGTTAATTCCGCGCGCCGCCAGGTCGGTCGTTTCCTCGACGGGCGAGATTGTGCCGAGCGTACCAATGCCCTGGTAGGTCACGCTGCCGACCGTGATCGTACCGTAGCCGCTCCAAAGCCTGACCGGCGTCGAGAACGAAAACGAAGCGAGCAGGATCGGCGAGAGTTGCGACGCGCTGACCTCCGTGACCATACCGGCCGAGAGCGACCGGCCTGCCGTGGTGATGCTCATGATTCAACGTCCTCGATGATGGCAAAGCCGACGCCGTAGATGCTCGCCTCACCGATTGACCACTCGGTGCTCGGCGATGCCAGGCGGAAGACGCCCTTGGCGTTGGTGTAGGTGATTGATGTGCCGCCGGCGTAGCTTTTGCGGAGAGCCGGGAAAAGATCGACGCTTGTTGACGAGTTAGACTGAACGACCTTGTAAAGCGAGGTTGAGATTTGCAGCCAGTCGCCTACGGCAAACGATCCAGAGCCGCCCGTGTTTGTGTAGGTCAATGTCGTGCCGTTCGCAGTCGCCGTAGCTACGTTGAGCGTGCCGGTGATGCCGCCTCGGTTCGTCGGGTTGGCGTAGTCCTGAAAATAAAACGTACCACGCTGCGCCTTGAGTAAGAATGAGACGATATCCTCAGCGTCCGCGCGCTTCATCGGCGGGCAATCGACCGATCCGAGCCAGGCTTGGCCTGGCCAGTTGTATTGCTGAGTCTGGAGCGTAAACGGTGACGTGTTGCGTGAGGTTGCCGAGACGCCCGTGAACGAGAGCTGCGAGAGGTTAAACGGACTCGGCGGAGTGAGTGGATAGGAGATGGCCATGACGATTAGGCGAAGGCTGCGCGATATCCGCCGCCGCGGCGAACCATATCGGGGATCTCGGCCTTTAGCCGGCGCCGCTCCTGGTCGAGGATCGGCACGAGTTCGGCGCGCGAGACGCCGGCCGCGATGTTGTAGTTGACCGTGACGCCTCCGCTACCGGATCCGCCTCCGCTCATCTTGTTATTTGGCACGATGCTGCCCGACGCGTGCGGCACAAAGAGCTCGGGCCCTTTTTCGCCGACCATGTAAGCACCGCCTGCGTTCACGGGTCCGCCCTCGGCGCGCATGCCAGAAAGAAAGGTCCCGATTCCCTTCGCGAGCGGCTGCGTTATCATGTTGCTGAAGACTAGCCGCACTAGGTCTTGGCCGATTGCGCGCAGCGTGTCGCTGAGTTTTTGACCAGATAGAATTGCATCCTCGAATCCGGTGGCAAGAATTTGGCCGGCATCGTCGAAGAGCGCGTTTTGCTCCTTCATCAGAGCGTTAATTTTTTCCTCACGCGCTTGGATTCTTGGAAGCAGCTCCAGTAACTGTTCCTTTGTCCTGATTTGAATCTGCATATTTTCCTCTGGAATTTCTCGTCTCAAACCAAAATCCTCGCGCGCTCCCAGTAAATCACTCACGCGCATTTTGTCCGCTTGAAGGTTTTCGCGCAACTGCGCAATGGTCGCAACAGATGTTTGGCTTTGAACAACCCCCAGTTGATCGGTTAGTTTCTTGAGTTTTTCCGTCTCTGATACTTCGTCTTTTCTCAGGTCATTTAAAATCTTTTGGAGCTCGACTTCTTTTTTCGCGGTAGCAACTGGATCACCTTTTCCGCGCATTGCTTCCAGTTCTGCACCGAGCGTTTCGGCAAGATTCTTTTTTGCCGCAGTTAGTTGCTCCTGAGACATTCCTATCTGGTCAAAGTCTTTTTTCAATTCGGCCAGCGTTGCGCCCGATGCCTCAATCTCTTTTCTGAATCTCACAAATTTCAGATCGTCGAGCTTTTGCCTGATTTCATCTTTTGTGAGTGGGGTGAAAGCGTTTCCTATGCTGATGCCAACTTGCGCTAGAGCTAGCGGCAGCTTCATGAAAAGGTTCAACGTATTCTCGACGAGATTCTGCATCTCCATCGCAGCCACGATTTGCTCGTCGCTGAATCCTACTTCTTCGCCAGCGGTCGCGACCTTGTCCAGGCGCTGCTTCATCATGTTCAGCGCGCCCATCACGGCCTCGCCACCGAACGCCAGCTTGGTGATCTTGGAAATCGACTGCGTTGATTTCTCCAGCTTCGCGAGCGAGTTCTGCACGCCAGCAAACGCGGCCTTCGTCGCATCTACCGCCCGCAGTGTGAATGATGCTTCAGCCATGTTGTTTTAGTTTTCGGTTTTGGTATTCGATGTAAGCAATCCAGCCGGTCAATTCCTGCGCCGGCATGGCAAGAATTTCATGGGCGCATTTATGCAGTCTGTCTGCCAGAGCGTACACGGTCAGGAAGTCGGCCGCCTCCCCGCCGTAGATCAGTTTTTTAGGTCGTCCACCTTCGGCGCATCGTCTGCGAGAATAGCGTTTGCGATGCGGCCGACGACGTTGCTGTCCGCTTTGTTTAAAAGAGTCGGCTTGTGCTCGATCGTAAACAGCTTCACGCCGTGCTCGTCGGTGGCCTTCATGATCAGGATGTCCACCAGGAGCTCCATGTCGTTTTCTTTGCTGCGACGATAGAGCCGGTTTTTTTCCGAGAGCGTGACCGGCGAAGCGTGCACGACGAGCTTCCACTCGGGCACGTCGATCTTGCGTGTGCCGAGTGAGGCGAAGTGTTCTCTGACTTGATCGATTGCGTCCATGTGTGTGTGTGTTTTTGCTGCGAGATTAAACCGTCAAGGTGCTCAAGCTTCCGTTACCCTCGAATTGGATTTGACCTTCTATGATACCGTCAAAGCTAGCGCTGACGTTGAATTGGGTCACGATGGCGGCGCCGGAATAGTAAACATCGCCGGTCGTCGAGCCCTCTGGATAAAGGTTCAACGTGACCGAGCTTCCGATGGTGATCAGGAGTTGGCCGGCGTCGGTCTCGTCCCAATAAAGGTCGCCCGAAACCGAGAAGGATTTCATCGATGCGAGCCGGGTGCGGTAGGTGTCGCCGATGACGGAGTCTTCGACGGTGTCGGACGTATGGGTCAGAGCGTAGTTGCGTAGCTCGCCAATCGTCGTGCTGGATAGTTTGATGAGGCCTTCGCGGCCGAGTTTGGTTGCCATAAAATTAATCGGTTGAAAAGTAGATGCAGTTGAAAGTGTGACGAGCCGATCCGAAGCGCCGGTCCTCATCTGGCTCGATCGTATAATCGACTGCCGTCAAATGCAGATCTTGACATACGCCACCCAGCGTCACGTCGGCGAGCACGGCCGCCTCGACCGCTGCGCTCCCGGTGTCAAAAAGATCGTCGATCAAATAGGTCCCGCTCTCGGCGACAAAGTAGTCTACAATGAGCTGGAGCTGCCGGTATTGCGTGCGGTTGCTCGGCCCGAGTGTGCGGACCTCGATCTGCTCGCTGACCGCGTAAACAGCAGCGGCAGGGAAGCTGATGCTGGCGATCGTGTTGTTTCGCCCGCGGAGGATGTTCGCCGTCGGCACGACAAGAGCGCCGGTCAGCGCGGCGCCGGTTGCGTTGCGGATGTTTGTGCGTGTGCTCATGCTGTTGGGGTTTTGATTGGCATCGCACCGCCGACACGGGTGAAGCCAAGATTGACGGCGCGGTTGGCAAGAACGGCGGCGACTTTCCTGGTGGTTGTTTTGATGCGTGAATTTATAGTCCCGTCAATCATGCGCTGATAATTTGAGATCTTCACGTTACTAGCCGTAGCCTTAATAAATGGATCCGGTCCAAAGGTAGAACGCACCGAACCAAAAAGCGTATTCCCTCCAGCTTGTGGCTTAAGTTTGTCGCTGAACTTTTTATAGCGCGCGCCAGTCACTATTGCGGATGACCTCCAGCCGCTGACACTCCAGCCAACTCGATCTTCCATCGTCTTTCGTACACGACGAAAATCCAATCCAAACGCAAGGACTCGCGGCTTGCCTTCAATTCTGCCGTTTGCGTTTCGCTTACTGCGATGATATTTCTTGATAGCATCTTCGCTTTCAAGCAGAGGCTTTCCGTAATAGTGTGAGAGCTTAGGATTATTGAGCAGCAGGCGCAACTTCTCGACCTTACGATTGCGCACGTATCGCGCCATAGATTTATAAAATCCGCCTTCGGTCGCCTTAGCTTGTAGGTCTTGGTAAACCAACGGTTCCGCGAGCTTGTTAAAATCTCCGCGCACCGCGTTGACGCCTTGGGCCTTTTGTTTTGGACGGGTGAATTTCACGATGGTCTGGATCGCGTACTTGGCTTCTTCTTTAATCACCGAGCCAAGATCAACTTTTGCCGCTTTCGCCAAAAGATGTAGCTGCATTTCAAGCTGCGAAAAACTGGTTTTAATATCAATCATATCGACTTGCAGACTTCGATTTCGCAGCCGGCGCCTTCAGCGTCCAAGGTCACGCGTTCGATAAAGTAGGTGATGCTCGCCCGAGAGAGAGTCTGCGTGACCTGGGGCACGGCGCTGACGCTCGAGGTGAGGAAAAAAACCGTGAAGCGCGAATCGTCGCGACGCTGGTCCTCGAAGTCCGCGAACGCATCACGCGATGCCGACCAGACGCCGGTGATGCTTTTGCTCTGATACGTGAACGAGAGCCCGGCCTGCGCGAGTATCGCCGAGAAATCGGAATTGATCTGCGTCGGGTCGAAATCTCGGACGGCGGCCATATAATTGTGCGACTTGTCAAACGGCGCCGAAGTGCAGCGCGTGCATCGCCGGCCGGTTAGCTTTGAGCCAGGGCTCGGCATCGGCCATGCACCTGGCTGCGTCGTTGCCGCACGTCTGTGAGCCGACGTGGTGCACGTAGGCTCGGGAAACAAAGTGCCGGCGCTTCATGTCCGCGCATTGCACGTCGTCGCTGAACCAGTTGATCGGAGGAAAATCGACCCACGCATCCCGGTGGATCCACGCGCAGATCGGCGCGATGACCGGCGTCTCAATGATGCTGCGCTCCGACTCGAACCGCAGGAAGTCCAGGCGCCCGGATCCGCAGCGGATGTTCTGCGAGCCTCGAGCATAGTCGGACCTGGCTGCGACGTAGCCAAGATCCGCGACCGCCTCCTTGAGCAGAGCAACGTCCGCCAGGAGCCTCGCCCAGGTCGTCGGCGTGAAAACGATATCGTCGTTGCAGATGACCAGCTCGGAGTGGCGCGTGAAGGCGTCGCGCATCGCAAAGTTGTAGGCCTCGCCGAAGGTCGCGCCGACCTTGAAGTGCACGTGCTTTTCGACC